ATGAAAAACGACGAATGGGAAACATGCGAGGCAAAGGAAGAGGACAAGGCTTTTGAGCATTTGACGAAAACGCTGCAACAAATTGAGGATGAAAGGGTAGTTTACATCGATGACTTTATTCCTGAAGGGGAAGAAGAAAGTGACCAAACGAAGTATTTTGAAGAAGCGTTAGGCGACGGAAATGTCAAACTGATTTTAGGGCCAAAACGGTATTATGCCACTGTCAAGCTACCAAGTCGAACCGTGTTAGAAGGGCAAGGGATGGAATTAACAACGATCCAAACGCCTAATCATGCGCCAAGTTATGAATGGACGGTGTCGGTAAAGGATAAGGACAATGGTGCCGAGTATATTGCCGTTCGTCATCTAAGCTTAGACGGTAACCGCAGAAGGGGTGTAGAGCCAGCCGGAGGTAGCCGTTCCAGTTGCTTAACATTCCATGGTGTAAAGTACGGCTGGGTAAAGGATGTATTTGCCTACAACAGCACGTTGCATGGATTTGACGTTACGTCGACCGGTCTAGATTACCACTATGGTGGAGATGGGACCGTTGATTCGGGGCCTTCCCAATATGTTTGGATTGATGGCTGTAAAGCAACTGACTGGATCGATGATGGATTTACCACTCACCATAGTGAATACATCACCATTTCCAATTGCTATGCCTATGAACCTAACAGTAGAGGAAATGCAAATGGAATTGAGATCGATGACGGAAGCCGCCATGTGCTTCTATCAAACAATTACTCTATGGGTTGTTATGGGGGTATTGAAATTAAAGCCCATGCCAACTCCAGTGCAGCGAACAATGTCCATATTCTTGGGCATATTTCTAGGGAAGACACACGTAGCTATAACTTCCGCCATATCGGCCATCATACCGGCGATGATCCTGACTCAAAAACGGCCTATCATATTACGGCTACTAATCTCGTATCGCTGCACCCAAACAAAAAAAGGGGGTTCCAGAACAATACAGATCCCCGTGCTCTTGTGATTAGCGCTTATACCAATGTTAGCATTACCAACTTTACGGCAATTGGCGATCTATCCTACGACTTTGGCAATACGCCTGTCATTGCGATTCAATATAAAGCGAAAAATGTATCCCTTAACGGCATTAACGTAAGCCGTTTTCATAACGCCAGCGACGCTATCATTGTATTTGGTGGAGGAAACCGTGGCGACCACATTTCCTTGTCAAATATTCATATTTATGATGCCGGAAAAAATAACGGAATATACGTCGGCAGCGGACATAGCAACGTCTCCATTTCCAATGTCAATGCAATTAATTCTAAGGGAGAGGGAGAAAATGCAGTGGAAGCGGCGACAAACTCTGTCAACATTAGCGGTGTATCCGTGACTGGATACAAGGATGCTGTCCGCAGCGGTGGTGTGGCCTATAAAGAGCCAATTACAGTGATTAAAGGAGGCGCACGGATTGCTTCAAGTACAGGGGCAACTTCCACCGAACAATCGATCATACTTGCTAGCACTTCGTCGCCAACAGCTTCAGCTTCTAAAACGATGGTGGCTGCCTCATCTAATTCCCACGCAGTTGGCGAAGGGGCAATCGTCCTAGGAAGTGCAGGCAATTCACGGGCGCAAGGGCCTCGGAGCGGCATCCTTAGCTCCAGCGGCGCGGTTGCTGGCCAGTCAGGAGGGGCGTTTAGCTCGATGGTACTTGCGAGTAATTTAGTAGCCAACCCAAATGGCTATTCTGTAGTCGGCGGGTATGGGGCTTCAGGCAACCCAAGCAGCGCCAATATCAAGTGGGAGCTTAATAGCCGTACTGGTACAGTCCGAGCTGCGGGCACGCTTTCAAGTGCACAGACATTTACCGATTATGCCGAGTACTTCGAAAGCATAGATGGAAACCCCATTGCCACTGGCCTGCTTGTCACTCTTGATGGAGATAAAATCCGCGTGGCTGAGGAAGGAGACGATATTCTTGGCGCTATTTCTGAAACAGCAGGGGTGGTCCTTGGAGAATCGGCACTTTATTGGCAAGGCCGATATTTAACTAACGAGTTTGGCGGCATGGTCTATGAGCCACAAACAATCCGCACGTATGATGTCGATGAAGACGGCAATACGCTTCCTACGTATACAGAAGAGGTTGTTGAACTGCCGTTAGAAAATCCCCAATATGATCCAAGCCTGCCTTACACTCCACGCAGTAAACGCCAAGAGTGGAATATCGTCGGGCTAACAGGCCAAATTCACGTCCGTGTCTCTGACTCCGTCCAGCCAGGAGATTATGTAAAAGCCAACGGTGGAATAGGCGTGCCAGGAGAAAATGGACCGATAAAAGTCATGCGTCTTACAAAAGCGTACGATGAGGACAAGGGATATGGTATCGCTTTGTGTTTTATCAAGTAACCATTCATTGTATAGGAGAGCAGCAGCATTTTTGCTGCTCTTTAATTTATTTTATATTGATGGTTATTTTTTTATTAAAAAGTATTGACCACCTTACCAATGCGTGGTATATTAGTTCTTGTCAGTTGATGAGAGCAACATAGCTTCTCAAAAAATGGGCCGGTGTGGCGGAATTGGCAGACGCGCACGACTCAAAATCGTGTTCCTTCGGGAGTGTCGGTTCGACCCCGACCACCGGTATTAGGTGCCAAACCTAAGTAATAGCAAATGTCTATTAAGATCAACGATTTCTCAATATTGAGAGGTCGTTTTTCTTTTTTGCATACGCACTATTCGCCCTTAAAAATCGTGTGCATTGAATCGTGGCGCATCGTAAATTACCTTTTAGGAGGCTTACGAATTGGCGCAAAAAAGAAGGAGCAATAGTATCAATTACACTACTGATCAGTTTACAATCGCAAAAGAAGATTTAACTTTCGAAAAGGCAGTTGAGTTATTTATTCGAGATGTAAAACTGAAAAATAGGGCTGACGCTACAGTAACATTTTATAAAAACGAGCTTAAAGGATTTAAACGTACTCTCAAAGAGATGAACTTGCCTATTGAACCAGCAAAAGTGACTCCATTTATGATAGAAGAATTTGCTTTTCATATGATGGAAGAAGGATCTAAAGCTGGTGCTGTTAATGCTCGATTACGTGCTGTTCGTGCCCTATTTAACTTTCTTTTTAAAAAACGCCTAATCCCAGAAAATCCAGTTGCTGATTTAAAGCTATTAAAAAATATTAAGGGTGACATCATCCCTTTTAGTAAAGATCAATTACAACGTTTGTTTAATCAAGCCGACAGACGTACATTTACTGGGTTAAGAAATTATGTCATGATGATGGTCATGTTAGACACAGGTGTCCGGGTAAAAGAACTTTGTCAGATTGATATGGTAGATGTATTATGGGATGATAACTCGATTGTCATAAGGCATCCTAAAAATGGTTATGTTCGTAGGGTACCGATTTCAGAGGAAACCATTAAGGCACTAGAACAATACGTAAATCATAGAGGTCAAAACATAGGTAACAATGCCCTTTTCGTAACCCTAGACGATAAACGTATTTCAAAAAGGCAAGTCCAGAATTTCTTATCTCAATATGGCAAGGGAGCTTCAATTACAGATGTGAGATGCTCCCCACATACGTTTAGACATACATTTGCTAAAATGGCATTACAGGGTGGAGCTAACATGTTTGAGCTTCAACAAATTCTCGGACATAGTTCATTAGAAATGGTTCGTGTATATGTTCATTTGTTCTCTAATGAGATTGGTAGGAGTCATCGTGGATTCTCCCCTGTAAAGCAATTAAAGTAGTTTTTTTAGCTCTGTTCTTAATTGGACAGGGCTTTTTTTATTTGGGAAAGAAAAAAGACAAAGAAAAGAACAAAAAAAGATCAAGAATGGAACAATCATTGCGCTTTTAACGTGTTATTCTGTTAACATCGGATAGTAAGGATAAGCCGACAGGGGAATATTGTCCATAATAAATAATTTTCTGTAAACTTATAGATTTTTTCTCTATTCCATGGTATAATAAGGGTGAATAGGGAAGGAGTTGGTAAGTATGATGAAGGCATTGTTTAGCATCTTAAGGATTATGGGTGACGCGAAAGCTGTCGGTAATGGTACTTATCACAAGCGGGTTGCACGTCGGGCCATTAGACGGCCAGTAAACAGAGCTATCAATAATTTGTTTAAGTGAGGGGTTTATAATCTAATGGCCAGAAAATTGATTGAGAAATTTTATGAGAAATTCCCCAATATGGAGGGGGAAGTAAGAGAATATAAGGTTTATGAACAAATGAACAGCATTGTCGTATGGTTAAATACTGGTACCATCATTTGTCTAGGATACAACAAAGAGCAAAATTCTTTCGACCTTATAGGTTTTGGAGACTATCTTCCTTCTACGCCTGGATACGATTCGGAAACATATATTGAACAGTAAACAGTAATAGTTGCTCATTCCTGTGGGCAGCTATTTATTTTGTCTTGTGTAATTTGATGCAGGAAAATGTCATCCACTGTCGAAGTTTGATAGTGGAGGTGTATAACAAGAAGTGAATTTTGAATCAAAGTATTTAATTCGTTGGGGGATACCTGGATGGACTTTTATTACTCTGGGAACAATAATAACAATAATTAACTTTCCAGATTTTGTAGAAGATAATTTTGAATCTTCATCCCAGTTATTATCTATTACTGGTGTCTTATTAATTGCTGGTGTTCCTGTAGGCTATCTTTTTCACCAATTATATTTTTTCTTCGGATGGGTTCTTTTACATAAGCCACTCAATAGGACAAAAACAATGACAGAGTACTTAATAAGCAAACGCTTATTAGAATTTATAAAAGACGACTACTTTAGGTTAGAGGTTGCTTGGCATGCAACAATGGCTGATATGAGTAAAGATAAGAGAGATTATGTCACTAGCCGATATAGCCATTTATTATCTACCACTCATAGTTTAGGTGTATTATCCATTGTATTGGGATTAATCTTAGCTATTGATGTAATAGTTTTTTACTTTACTTCAAAATGGTACAATTTAATTTTTTTACTAATTAATTTGGTTATGCTAGTATCTTCCATAGGGAATTTTGTGTATTACAGTAAGAACAAGAATCATTATATGAGTATGATGCTTAGTGCTTCATCCATGAATTTAATCGAAGAGGATAGCGAGGAAAATAAACAGTAATTGATTAAACATCCATTTTCTGAATGGGTGTTTTTATTATGTCTAAGGAGTGAGACGCATGACACAACTCGAATATGAACTAACAATGTGTGAACTCATTTGCTATCCAGATGTACGACTTGAATCTAAGCAAGGCATTGATAATGCAATTGATAAGATGACACGAGATCAGCGTTTCGATTTGTTCAATTTGAAATGCAATCCAGATGCCAAAAAGCCAGAATCGAAATCTCTTTTGGCAATTGTCTATACGGAAATCGAAAATGCAAAGTTAGGATTGAAAGAAGCAAAAGGTGAATCGGATGCCGCCAAAGCCACTTAGGAAATGCAAATGCCATGGATGCGGAACGCTAACAAGGGAACGGTATTGTGAAGACCATGAACATCTGATTGAAAAGGACAAAAGGGATAAGTGGATTCAATATGACAGAACGAAAAGGTACAACGAGGATAACAAATCCTATCATGCTTTCTATAAGAGTCCGCAATGGATTGGCATGCGTGAAGCTGTGAAGCGAAGAGACCATGGGCTATGTGTCAAATGCAAACAGGAAGGTAGGCTTGTACCAATGGACGTCGTTGACCATCGGGTGCCACTGAAGGATGACTGGTCACTGCGTCTTGATCCGAACAACTTACAGTCCTTGTGTCATGCTTGTCACAACCTGAAGACTGCAAAAGAAAAAGCAAAAAGGGAAATGTAAATTGCAAATCGGAAATTAGAAATTGAAAATGCAAATGGCAATTTGAAATTCGGAATTGGGATTCGGATTTTAGGTTGCCATTCTTTATTGCCTTCTGAGCCGCTCATATTTGCCTGTGTCGCGACTTAGAAGGGAGTGAGGGGATTTGTATTGCCTTAGCTGTGGACAACCACAACGGCAACAACAACCACACAGACGGGGCGAAACGAAAGTGGATCAATCAACGAGAAGATTAATTGAAAAGAAGGCGGGAATGGTTCGGGAAAAGAAAAGGGAATGGTAAACAATTGGAAATACCCCCACCCCAAAATCCTTAGAAAATCCAATCCCAGCACCGCTCGGCCCGCCTTTTTCGTACAAAATTCGTTTTATTATATTTTTCTGTATGTAAATAATTTCCATTTTAGCCGGAAAGGAGTGATTTTATGGGTAGAAATGCAAAGCCAATCGATTTGCACCTGGTAGGCGGCAACAAAAGCCGAAAAACAAAGAAAGAAATTGAACAGAGAAAAAAAGGGGAAGAACAAGTTTCCTTTAAGTCAGATAATGTCGTGGTTCCTGATTGGTTAAGTGATCGAGGAAAAGAAATTTTCAAACAACTGCTTGATGAATTTAAGTATACACAACTTTTAGCGAATGTCGATACCCATTTACTCGGCTTCTTTTGCGATGCTATGGATGATTATATAAATATCAGCAAACTTATCAGGCAAAAAGGTTATTTAGATGGAGAAGGGAACGCAAATCAACTTCTCACTAAGAAAAAACATGTTTTTGACCAAGCTATGAAGGTAGCAAGCCAATTCGGTCTGTCTCCTTCGGATAGGGCGAAAATCGCAATGAATATCGTTACAAAGGAAGTCGAACAGGATGATGGTGGGTCATTCAGTGGTCGTATATGACACTTTTAGAACGGGTTTATCAATACTCAGTAGATGTTTTGGAAGGCAAAGTCATTGCTTGTAAAAAACACAAACAAGCAGTTGAACGCTTTTTAAAGGATTTAGAGCGGTCCATTTATGATGAGGACTGCTATTTTTATTTTGATAACAACGAACTTGAAGAATTTAACGAATGGGCTTCTTTGTTCAGACACACAAAAGGCGTGCTGGCTGGACAACGAATAGAGCTTACTGATTTCCAACTATTTATTGCAGCTAATATCTTTTGTTTTAAACGTAAGGACAATGATTATCGTAAGATTTCTAGTGTTTATATTCAACTAGCAAGGAAAAATGCAAAGTCTCAATTACTTGCTATTATAAGTTCCTATGTTGCGTTCTTATCCGATCAAGTGGAAGAAGTATATATTTCTGGTTGGATGAAAGAACAGTCTGATATTGTTTATCAGGAAATTTTAAAGCAGCTTGAGAGAGTTCCTTCTTTTAAGGGAAAATATAAGACTTCTTATAATCGCATACAACATATTAAATCAGGCTCAATCATAAGGGCTTTGAGTCGCGAAGCAAGACAGTTTGGAGAAGGAACAAATCCATCCCTGGCTATTTTGGATGAATATCATACCCATCTTACTAGTGAGATTATGGAGTCTTTAGAAGAAGGTATGGGGGCAAGAATAAATCCACTGTCAGTTATTATAACTACAGCGGGAAGGAACCTAAACTCACCATGTAAGGCTGAATATGATTATTGTTCAAAGATTATTGACCCCCACAACCCTGTGGAGAATGAGAATTATTTTGTTTTGATTTGCGAATTGGATGAAGGTGACGATCCATTTGACGAGAGTCTATGGGTTAAGGCTAATCCTATAGCAGCAACTTACCCTGAAGGTATAGAAGCTATTAGAAAACGTGCTAAAAAAGCTAAAGACGCAGATGATTCAATGACTTCGTATTTGACGAAGCGAATGAATATCTGGGTGAGCGCACAAGAGAGCGGGTATCTTGATACAGCTAAATGGAACAACTGCCTTTCCACAGAGAAAATAGACTTGAAAGGTAGAAAAGTATATCTTGGTCTTGATTTAGCCACGAAACATGACTTGTGTTCACTTGGGATCGTTATTCCATTAGAAAATGGAAAATTCTATGTTGATTCTCATTCGTTCTGTCCTTCGGAGTCACTTGAGGAAAGGATAAAAACGGATAGGGCGCCATTCAAAAAATGGCTAAGACAAGGATTACTCACTCAAACAGATGGTGCTGTAACAGATTTTAGTTACATTTTAGATCATGTGGAAATGCTAATCAGACAATATGAATGGGAAGTACTAGAAGTATGCTATGACCCACATGAAGCGTCATATTTTTCCCAGGAAATGACGGAGAAAGGCTATACCATGGTCGAAGTAAAGCAAAACATCGCCACTCAACATGAACCCTTGACGGAGTTTCGTGAAAAGGTGTTAAAAGGTGAGATCATCCATAATGGCAACGGCCTGCTTACATGGGCAATCGGCAACGCCGTCACCGTCAGCAACAGCGACGACAGAATAAAATTGAGCAAAAGCAAATCCACAGAGCGCATTGATCCGATTGCTGCTGTGATCGATGCATTTTCGCGAGCGATGTATTGTGAAGAGTCAATTGACTATAACAAGCTTTTTCTTTCAAAAGGATTTAGCTTTTAGGGGGAGCTTATGAGCAAAGAGAAAGGTAAAAAAGAATGGTTTAAGAAGCTTTTAGCGATGTTTTTGCTAGCGTTAAATGATTTCTTATTTCTTGTAGGTGCAGTTTTTATTTTGGTAGCAACTTATAGATATAGTACAAACATCGGTCTTATATTGACGGGTGTATTTTTTATGTTTTATTCGTTCTTACTATCGAAGCAGAGGGGGTGAATTAGATGTTAATGGAACGATTATTTGAGAAACGCTCTTCAACTGTGGGAAGCTGGTCGCCTAAAAGTGTACCTGATTGGGTTTTTGATATGTTTGGTTCAAAAGATACTGCTAGTGGCGAAAAAGTAAGCGAAACAACGGCTCTTGTCCATCCAGACATATTCACCTGTGTTAACGTGCTTTCAGATGATGTCGCAAAACTTCCTATTCATATGTTTCAAAAAAAGAATGGCGCTGTTCATCAAATATATGATCATGCTGTTTCAAAATTGCTTTATATCAAACCAAATAAATATATGACCGCTTTTACTTGGAAGAAACTAATGATGGTCCATGTAGGTATTTGGGGAAATGGCTATTCTTATATTAGTGCTAATAAAGATGGAAATATTGAAGGTTTTATTCCTTTAAATCCGGCTAATACATCACCATATATTGATCCAAATACCGGATTGCTATGGTATGAGACTTTAATCAATAATACACGGCATGAGCTAACTTCAGATGAAGTTCTTCATTTTAAAGGATTGAGCGAGGATGGAATAATCGGGAAATCACCTATAACTGTGTTACGGGAGCATGTAGGTGCCCAGGCAGCAGCAACAAAATATAATTCTAGGCTTTATAAAAATGATGCTACTCCACGAGGTATTTTAAAAGTCCCACAACTCTTAGAAGAAGATGCTAAGACGGCAGCTCGCAAAGAGTGGAAGAGGGTAAATCGCGGGGAAAACATTGCTATTATTGATGCTGGTCTTGAATATCAATCAATTTCAATGCCGCTTCAGGATGCTCAGTTTGTGGAGAGTATGAAATATAACAAAGCACAAATTGCAGCTCTTTATAAAGTGCCGATGCATAAGGTGAATGAACTTGATCGAGCTACATTTAGCAACATCGAGCATCAAGGTATCGAGTATGTTAAAAACACTTTGCAACCGTATCTAGTGAACTTTGAACAAGAATTAATGTCTAAAGTGTTTACTGATACTGAATTTGATGTACTTAAATATTATTTAAAGTTTAATGTTAACTCTGAGCTAAGAGGAGATTCAAGAAGTCGTGCTGAGTATTATGAAATCATGCACCGCATTTCAGGACTTAGCATTGATGAAATACGAGAACTTGAAGAGAAAAACGCCATTCCTAATGGTGATAGGCATGTAATTTCTCTGAATTACACTTTTTTGGATATGTTAGAGGAATACCAACTTGCCAAAGCTGGAGCATTGAAAGGAGGTGGTGTAAATGGACAAGAATCAGGAAATACGCCAGCTAACAACGAAAATTGAAGTTAGATCATTAGAAGGTGAAGAAGAAAAAGGTGAATATATAGAAGGTTATGCTCTGAAATTTGAAAAGTGGTCAGAGCGCCTTTATTATTTCAAAGAAATCATATCAAGAGGGGCTTTAGATGAAGCTGATATGTCTAACGTTATAGCTTGTTTTAATCATAAACAAGACTATCCATTAGCTCGAAATACTGTTGATGGCGATATTGGCAAGCTTGAACTTTTTGTTGACAACATTGGTTTAAGATTTAGATTTAAACCTACTGCAACGTCATACGCAAAAGATTTGATTGAAAATATCCGTTCAGGAGTGGTTAATCAATGCTCTTTTGTTTTTACAATGGACTATTCAGATGAATCAGTCGATGAATGGCGTTACAATGAAGACGAAGATATTTATGAACGTCGTATCCATAAGTTTGCAGCTATTAATGATATTTCAATTGTCACCACTCCTGCTTATTCTGACACTGAAGCTGTTGTCGGAGCCAGAAGCAAAGAGAAGGTCAATCAGCTGTGGGAAGCCAGAAAGAAGCCAAAGGCTGAACTTGAAAAAATGAAACTAGAATTAGACCTGTTAAATCTATAGGTCTATTTTTTATGTCCAAAAATCGAGAGGGGAAAAGAAGATGACTAAAAAAGAACGTGAATTACGCCAATTGTTAAAAACAAAACGTGAGGCTGCTGAAAAAGCAATCGAAGAAGGTAAGAATGAAGAAGCTCGGTCATTAATGGATGAAGCGAAAGGGATTAAGAATCAAATTGACCTATTGATTGAGGCGCGTGAACTTGATGCTCCCGATACCGAAGAACGTGATTTTGTTCCTGAAAAAGAGCGTAAACCACAAGAAGATAAAGAGGAGCAGCGTGAATTCATCGCCACAAAAGAATATCGACAAGCTTGGTTTAAGGTCTTAACCGGTAAGGAAGATGATTTATCTCAGGAAGAACGTGGCATGTTGCAAAAAGTCATCAAGGAGAATCGCCAGTTGTCTGCTGGTTCTGATAAAGATGGTGGCTATACGGTTCCAGAAGATATTTCGCGCGAGATTTTAAAATCTATTCACGAAATGAACACTGTGCGAAATCTCGTAACAGTCGTTCCTAAGAATACTTCTTACGGTAACTATACTGTTCGTAAAGGTGTTGCTCAAAAGCTTTATAATACGGCTGAAAAAGAGCAAATCAAAGAATTGAAGAATATGGAATTTGACCAAATCACATGGAATATTAAAAAGTTTGCGGGTTTCCTACCGATTTCGAGCGAGCTTCTTGACGATTCTTTCTTGAACTTTACGCGAGAAATCATTGATTGGTTGTCTGAATCAGCTTTGACAACTGAAAACGATGAAATCTTTTACGGGAAAGGCGACGAAAACGTTGAGGGCTTACTTACAAATGATAAGTTCAAAAAAATCGATGCGCCTGATGAAGTTACTATCAAATTTTTGCGTCGTGTAAAGAACTCTATTGTTCAAGGCTACCGACGCAACGCTGTATGGGTTATGAACACAGAGGCGTTTGAGACGTTAGCAAACATCGAGGACAAGAACGGTCGTGGTATTCTTGCGGCTGATCCACGTAACGAAGATGCCTTTAACCTTTTCGGTCGCCCTGTCCATGTTTACGATGAAATTGTGACGGACGATGAAACAAAAACAACGCAAATTCTGTTTGGTGACATTAAGCGCTGCTACCGCATGTTTGATCGGAAACGCTTTGAGATTAAGTCCACAGACGTGGGAGCAGACGCATTTTTAACTGATCAAACATACTTCCGTGGAATCGAACGTTTTGACGGCCGAATTGTTGATCCAGAAGGTGTTGTTATTGTAGAAGGATTAAAAGTAGCAGAAGGCGAGGAAGTTACACCCTAACCCTCCCCAAAAATTGACTTCCAGCGTTGATAGCACCTCTGTCACGCTGGAATGGTCATAGGGGAAGAAAGGAGAATATTTATGGTTACTTATAATGTTTATCGCGACGGTGAAAAGGTAGCGTCTGATCTTAAGGAAAAGACATACACCGATACAGGGCTTGAACCTGATACAAAATACGAATACCAAGTAAGTGCTGAAAATGAAGCTGGTGAGTCTGAGTTATCTGAACCGATTGAAGTTACAACGGAACCTATTCCAGTAACAAGCGTTACCCTGTCGCAAAAGACAATGACGCTTGAAGAAGGGGCAACCAAGACACTGACAGCAACAGTTGAGCCGTCCAATGCAACTGATAAGACGGTGCGCTATACAACGTCAGATCGAGAGATTGCAACCGTTAGCACTTCGGGCGAGGTGCGAACCATTACAGGAGTTAAAGCTGGCACAGCAACTATAACTGCACGGGCAGGCGAACAAAGTGATGTTTGCACCGTCACTGTAAAAGCACCGCCTGAGCCTGACCCAGAACCGGAACCAGAGGAACCGGAAGAAGATGCTTAAGGAAGTCAAGCAATATTTGCGCATAGAAGAAGATTGGACTGAGGAAGATCAGCTAATTGAAAGTATGATCGAAGCGGGCAAAATCTTTATTAAGCAATCCACAGGAAAGGCATTTAACGAGCAGAACGATCTGCATAAGTTGTGCCTTTCTTTGTACGTGTCTCATAACTATGAAAACCGCGACACTTACACGCTTGACAAGCATAAAGACTTGTCTTTTAGCCTTGCCAACATGCTCACATTAATCAAATACGGGAGTGATGAAATTGAAGACTCCCAGGATGATTAACGCGGGACATTTTAATAAGCGAATAGAAATTGAAGCTTTTAAAGGTGACTTCGACGACAATGGCATGTGGGTAGAAGATTGGTTTCCATTTACAAAGGCAATGGCGTTTATTCAGGTGAAGCAGCTAAAGGAAGTTAGTGAAAATGATGTCCAAACGCGAGAAGGCTATACCGAAATGACCATCAGGCAAAATAAAAAGACAATGGCGATTGAAACCGGTATGCGAGTTAAACAAAAGGTATTTGGACAAGAATTGCTTTACAAGGTTGATGACATTGATTATCGACCAAATGACAACAAATACATGACTTTAAAGTGTATAAAGGAGTGATCTCATGGAGTTTGAAGTTTTGAATTGGGATGCTCTTTTGAAACAAGTAGAAGAATTAGGGCGCAACGTTAATCGCGCTGAAAATGCAGCTATTAAAGCAGGCGCGGAAGTCGCTTTGCCAGTTATGAAACAAGAAGTTCCGCGTTCCGGCATCAGTTCTGCAGATTACAAGCACATGGTTGATGATATTCAAATTAGTCGTGTGAAAAATGTGGATGGCGTTAAGATGGTTGAGGTTGGGCCGAGTGACGGCAAAGGCGGTACTAGGTGGCGTGCTCATTTTTTAATCAACGGCACAAAGTTTATGCCGCCGAATGACTTCATCCTTCGTACTGCACAGCGGACAAAAGGGCAGATTCAGTTGGCAATGCTGCAGGAGCTTCATAAGAAAGTGATGGGCTGGCTATGAAAATTATAGACAGAGAAGTACAGTTGGCACTGCAAAACGATTCGGAGTTGCGCAAGTCTGTGGGCAGCAAGGTTTTTCGTTACGTGGTACCTGTCGCTTTTGAAGAAGACTGGCCGTTTATCCGCGTCGCCAGCATCAACAATATCGACACCCAATACGCCGACGACAAGGCGACTGATTCGACAATCACCATTCAAGTGGATGTATGGGACAAAGACCCTGATCCGCTTCTTCCGCATGTCGACAGGGTGATGAAATCGATGAATTTCAAAAGGGTAAGCGCCTATCCAGAGTTTAATGACAAGAAAAATGAAGTACGCATGATTATGCGATACGAAACACTTACTAAACTGTAAAGGATGATACAGATGGAAAATAAAACAACTCAAGGTTCAAAGTCTTATGTGGGATTAAGAGATCTTGTTTACGCAAAACTGTTAGAAGACGTAAAGGGGAGTATGCCTGTATATGGTCCTGTCAAAAGCCTAGCGCCAGCAAAAACGGCATCCATTAACCCTAACTCTTCAAGCTCAACGGAATATGCTGATGATGGTATCCTGGATGTCTTTGATTCAAATGGTGCTTATACCGTGTCATTTACCACAGCTGGTATTGATGATGAAGTACTTGCTGATCTTTTGGGAGCTAAATACGAAGATGGCGGGACGGAATACCACAAGGATCGCCGATCACCTTTTGTAGCCGTGGGATATAAATCTAAAAAAGCTGATGGTACGTTTGCGTATATGTGGCTATTAAAAGGCAAGTTTAACAACATTAACAGAGAGCACAATACACAAGAGGATTCAATCACTCCACAAGGAAATACGCTTGAAGGTACATTTATTGACCGTGATTCTGATGGACTTTTCAAACACGTTCTTAATACGGCAAAAGCGCCTGAAGAGACGATTGAAAACTACTTCAAAAATGTTTACGGTGCTGCTACTGAGAGTGACGAAGATACAACTCCCTGATCCGCCCCAATCATTGACGGCTGAAGCTAGTGAGACGTCTGTAGATCTTCAGTGGTCATAGGGGGATATAAACGCATTCGAGGGTTGGCATAACGCCAGCCCTTTTTAAATTTCTAACGAGGTGAATCTAAATGGAAATTACATTGAAAATCAATGGTGAAGATAAAACTTTTGTGCAATCATTTGTCCCCTTTGTGATGAAACGGAAAGCTTTAGAGCTTGAGAAATATACGACTCAAAAAAATGCTGATCCAATTAAGTATTTTGATATGCAAGCTGCTTATGTGGTTGAGCTGTTTGGAAATCAGTTTACGAAGGAAGAGTTTGAGAATGGTTTGGATGCCACAAAAGCTCAAGACGTACTCTATGAAATCGTAGGGGTAGGCGTTATTGGATACCCATCCAAAGAGGAGCAAGAGAAGCGCCTGGGGGAGATTTTAGCGAACCAGAAAGAAGCCCAAGAGACCAAGCAGAAATAGAAAAGCTTCGCAAAATGACTCCTCATCAACGTGCCGTTTATCAGTATGAAAAATTTTTAGACTGGTATCTTCTTGAGGAATCGCGAGGTACTCCTATTTATCAATTGGAACAGATGGACGTTAATCTATATTTCGAACTGAGAAAACATAGAAAAAAACGCGAGCAAGAACAAAAAGAGGTTGAAACAACCCCTGATGGCGAGCCAGTTCCGAATACGACGATTGATGCTGTATTTAACTTCTAAGGAAAGGAGGTAAACCTATGTTTGGTAGTGCATCAGATGCAACTGTTTTACGAGTCGGCTGGGACGCCTCAGCTGTGGATAGCGGAGTAAGTAACCTAAACAGTCGCTTGTCGGCCGCTCGCTCTGAAATGCGTGCAACTGGCGCTCAGATGGGTGGTTTTGGTCGTTCTACCGAAGGATTGCGTAAAAAACAAGAAGGATTAAATAAGATTTACGAATTACAAGGCCAGAAGGTTAAAGACTTAGAAGGAAACTATCAACGTTTGGTAGCTGAGAAGGGCGCCGATTCGAAGGCTGCTATTGATGCTTCGCGTCATTACAACAATGCCCTGACCGAATACGCCAAAATGGAAAGCCAGCTACAAGACTTAACAAAAGAAATTACTTTTCAGGAGTCAGCTTGGGGCAGGATGGAAAGCGGCTTAACCGGATTTTCGCAGTCCACAGGAAGGCTGGCTGACGGTTTTGGCAATGCAGGCAGAAAGATGACAATGGGGCTGACTCTGCCTATTGTAGGTATTGGCACGGCTGTCCTTAAAACTGGCATGGATTTTGAAAAGTCAATGTCCAAGGTGCAGGCTCTTTCGGGGGCATCCGCCGAGGAAATGGCGAAAATGGAAGCTCAAGCGAAGGAGTTAGGTGAAAGCACTGTCTTTAGTGCGTCGCAAGCTGCTGAAGCACAAGCCTTTTTAGCTATGGCAGGTTGGGAAGTTGCTGACATTTATGACGCCATGCCAGGCTTGCTTAACCTTGCGGCTGCTGGACAAATGGAGCTAGGAAGAACAGCCGACATTACATCGAACATCATGCAGGCTTTTGCAATTAATGCAAATGAAGCTGGCAGAGTGTCGGATGTACTTGCCGAAGCAGCGTCTAACTCAAATACTGACATCGAAATGCTAGGGGAAGCGATGGAATATGCAGCCCCAACAGCAAACGTCTTTGGCTGGTCATTGGAAGAAACCACAGCAGCCCTAATGAGCTTTGGTGATGCGGGTATCCAAGGCGGTAAAGCTGGGCAAGCTTGGTCGACATCGTTGCAGCGTTTGTCTAAACCAACCAGACAAATGCGCAACTTAATGGAAGAATTAAATATACAGATGTTTGATTCTGAGGGTGTCATGAAACCTTTACCAGATTTGGTTGGGGAAATTGAAAAAGCGACTAAGGGAATGACGGATGAACAACAAGCAAACGTCATTACAACCTTGTTTGGCAACCAAGCGTTTAAGCACTGGGCAATATTGCTTGAGGAAGGTTCTGAAGAACTTGCTAAAACAACTGAGCAGCTAGAAAACTCAGAAGGCGCTGCTCAAAATATGGCAGACACAATGCTTGATAATGCGTATGGATCATTTGTTGAGCTGAAGTCTGCTGCCGAGGGTTTGGCCATCCAATTTTCCGAACACATGATACCGCATTTCATTGCCTTAACTGATAAGGCAACCGAACTGGTTCGTTGGTTTGGTAGTTTGGATAAGGACACACAAAAATACATCTTAACTGCTGCTGGCATTGCTGCTGTATTGGGTCCGGCAGCTATTGTTTTATCTACTACTTTACGGTCAGTCTCTTATTTGTCAGGAGGATTGGCTAAAGCTGTAGGTGCTTTCGGACGTTATACAACCAGCGCAAAAGTAGCTCAGTCTCAAACTTCAAAATTCGGTGCATCCGCACAAATCGCAGGTACTCAAGTCGTTGCTGGTACAAAAAATGTTGGTCGTTTTGGTGGAGCGCTTGGCAAAATCGGCGGTATTGCATCTCTAGCTGGTCTTGGCATGCTTGCTTTTGGTGACGACAGCCAACAAGGGTTAGGCACTGCATTATTATTTGCGCCAGAAATCGGTAAGCTTGGCAAAGGTATTTTTGATCTTGGTTCTAAAGCTGTAAAAGGTGGAGGCAAGCTAATAGGATTTGGCAAAAACGCATCAACGGCTAGTAAGGGCATTGGTACACTTGCACGTGGAGTAGGTACGTTTGGTAGTCGCGCCGCAGCGCTTGGAGGGCCAATAGGTATTGGCATTGCCGCGATCACGGGACTAGGTATAGCGGGCTATGAGGTTTACGAGCATTATAAAGATAAGGTGATGCCGACATTTGATTCCTTCGGAGATATTGTCATGGACAATGGCGAAAAGATCAGCGAGTCTACTGCCAAACAGTTAGACGCGTTTAAAGCATTGTCTGATGAAGCAATGATTGAAATTAATAAGCTTTCCTGGGGATCTCAAGAAGTCACCGATGAAATGGCATCTAACCTAACAGGTAAATTCAGTGAAATGGGGACTATGATCAAGGACGAGCTTAATAAGAATTACACACAATCACAGCAAGACTTAGAAAAATTCCTTGGCCAATCGGAAGTCATTACCGCCGAGCACCAAGCCGAAATTCAAAAGCGTTATGAAGATCATTACAATGCGCGAGTTTCCCACACGGAAGAAATGGAAGGGCGTATAAATGATATAGTTCAAACCGCTGCTGACGAAAATCGCTCTATAACTGATGCGGAACGGGCTGAGATCAACCGAATTAAAGATTCCATGATGGAAGCGAATGTCAGGGCCGTTGCCGAAGGAAGCACTGAACAAAAAGCAATTTTAGAGCAGTTGAAAGCAGACTCATCAGTTATCAATGCTGAACAAGCTGCCGACACTGTGAAAAAATCAATCGAAGCACGGGACGGAGCAATTAAAGCTGCTAACGAACGCTATGATGAAACTGTCCAGTGGGCTATTACTCAGCGTGACGAGACTGGTCTAATCACAGCGGATGAAGCCGACCAAATCATTAAAGAAGCTAGAAGGCAACGCGATGAATCTATTACTGCTGCTGAAGATGCACATATAGGCGTCGTTAGGGAAGCGCAGAAACAAGCAGAAGGCCATATTGACCAAGTGAATTGGGAAACAGGCGAAGTACTGTCTACTTGGGACAACTTTGTAAATGATCTAAGAGATTTTGTCAATTACGTTACTGGCAATATTAACAAAGTATTAGACTTTTTCGGGATACCTACGATACCAAAATGGGAAGGCTCGAAGTCACCAACCAAAACAAAAAGCACAGAGCGAATGCCTGATTTAGGGCCAACACCATACGCAACTGGAACAAGTCCAATTGGACATCCAGAAGACGGATGGGCGACTATTTCGGAAAGAGGACCAGAGCTTGTCCATGATCCACAAGTTGGAACATTCGTTTCCAATAACAACGGCCCTGAACAAGTTTATCTGCATAAAGGTTCTTCTGTTTTGCCTGCACACCATACGAAGTCGCTACTTAACCGATACGGGTTTGGCAATAAATCGGGATTCATGTTGCCAGCTTACGAAAAAGGGGTTGGCGAGGACGACTTAAACTGGTGGGATTCTTTGCTTAGTGGTCCTAAAGCACTCTTTGATAAAGTGGTTGGCGCTTTCCAGCCTGATTGGATTAGTAATAAAAAAGGCATGTATATGGATATCGCAAAAGGCACTTTCGGCAAAATCAAAGAGGGAGCTATCAAATTCTTTACTGATTTGATTCCAACTTTTGATTTTGGAGGGGGAGGTTTTCCAAACTTTCCGAAGCCACCTTTTGTAATGACATCTGGTTTTGGCCCACGTAAAAGCCCTGGCGGTATCGGTAGCTCAAACCACAAGGGTATAGACTACGCGGCTCCAATCGGCACAAGCATACCGTCGCAATCCACAGGACGGGTTAGCTTTGCAGGTTGGTTAGGTGGTTACGGTAACTTGGTTAAGATCAGCACTGGTATTTATGATTTGCTCTACGGACACAACAGCAAAAACACTGTCAAACGCGGTCAAAATGTATCAGTCGGTCAAACGATTGGTTTGGTTGGTAGCACGGGTAACAGCACTGGCCCACACGTACACTTTGAGGTAAGGCGAGGCGGCGTCCCTGTCAATCCTAAAACGGTAGCCGGGGAGCTAGGCGGCGGCATTGGAGGTGTTAGTGTCGGTGGTAATGTGACCAAGTGGATTATGCAAGCCATGAAAATGGCAGGGGTATCTGGTAAGGATTGGCTTAATGGATTATCTCTGATTGCGCAAAAAGAGTCAGGGGGCAATCCGCGAGCTATCAACGATTGGGATATAAACGCAAGACGAGGTATCCCGTCTAAAGGTCTGATGCAAACCATCGGGCCGACATTTAACGCATTTAAGCTGCCTGGTATGGGTGACATTTATAATCCTGTCCATAATGCTGTCGCATCGATTCGCTATATCCAAAGTCGTTATGGCGGCATCAACAATGTACCAGGTGTAAAAGCTGTGAGGGCCGGAGGAAGATACGTTGGTTATGCCGATGGCGGTGTTAGTAGAAATCGCCAACTAGCTTGGTTGTCTGAAAGAAATCATGAAGAGTATGTCATCCCTTCTCAAGCTAACGAACAATCGTTGTCCTTGTTCGCCGAGCTAGGTGAGAAGCTAGGCGTATTTAATACTGTCCCGTCTGTGGATAGCATAGAACCTGGCGATACTCGAACATACAGTGGTGGAATAAACCTTAACTTTGATGCTTTAACTAGCCGCTTAGACAAGCTCATTCAAAGTGTGAAGAATAGCGACTTTGCACCAGTCATTCTTGTGAAGCTTGGTGAAGAAACGATATACAGAAACGTTGGCCGCAATTTAGGTGCTCGCGCTGACGTAGATGCACTGTGGGAGGTGTGATATGCCTGCTGTATTAATAGAGAATATTGAAACTGGCCAAGTATTCGACTGTGAGGAACTTGGCTATTTGACGCGTAAATTTTTACCCCAATCGTTGCAGCAGCGCCAAACGCGTCAAGAAGCTGTGGGCAGCTCAAACGGGCATATTTACTTCCCACAGGCAACAAGCTATGGCGGCAGGATCATCGATTGGGATGTGATAATCAAGGGCGAAAGCTATATGCATTATTTGTTAAAGCGGACAGAGTTTTTGTCCTTAATTAGTAGCAAAAAAGAATTCTATGCATCAACAAAGGACGAACCCAACAAGCTGTGGAAAGTAACGGCTCCAAATGCCATTCAGTTGCCCCATATCGTGAGTTACGCAGGAGAAGCACAGATTCAGCTTGAGTCGTCTTCTCCTTTTGCGTATTCGCGGGGAACCCTAGATGATCGATTCGATTTCTCAGGTCTGTGGCAGTTTGGAATGAACATCCCTGCTATTCCAGATGAAATAAAGTACCGTCATAAAATAAGAAGATTTACGATATGGAACCTTGGACACGCAGAAATTAATCCGAAGCGTATCAATGAAAATTTGAAAATCATCTATAAAGGCGCGTCCAATAATTTGATGATTAGAAACGCTACAACGAATACTGTATGGCAATACAATGGCAGCACGTCTTCTAAAGACATAATCGTCTTGGAGGATGTGTTTTCTTACAAGAACAGCGAGCCGATCTTCCCACAGACAAACATGCAAGTTATTACGCTTGCACCAGGACCAAACGAATTTATTTTGTCAGGGACAAGCGGACCATTTGAGATCGGTTTCGACTTCCAATTTTTATTTATCTAGTGAACTAGCAAGGAGGGAAGCAAGTGAATGATTATAATGCGCAGATCAATAGTGAAATTTATAAGCGTTTAGTTGAAATTAGTGATCTGAAAAACTTAGCAGCAACAGCGAAATACCGCTCATTGCGTGCCGAAGAGCTGGCTCGCATTGCCGAAATGGAATCAAAGATCACGCGTAAGCAAGTGTTGGCAGCGCTTGAAGCAGGGGATCAACTAGAAGAAGTGAAAATGCTTCGGGTTGATCCAGCAACGGGAGAAAAATTTGATACGGCTGCTGATATGTTCGCAGCATACCAGCGAAGAACGAAAGAAAAAATCGACCATATGCAGGCGCAAATATTGCGAGAAGTGCATGTCGATGATTATGGGGCCGTACCAGACGGTGTGACCGATTCAACCGAAGCGTTTAAAAGGGCGCTTGGAGACGGCAATGTAAAGGTGCATATGTCGGCTGGTACGTATCGTGTAAGTGAAATTCAGATGCCGTCTAACTCGATTTTGATAGGGCAGGGCATTGACGTCACAAACATTAAACTTATTGATGATGCGCCAGTCGCTTCTTTTGTCGTAACCAACGCTGACCAAGTGAGTGGTAAGTCTGAAAACATTCATCTGTATGATTTCACAGCCGATTGGAATGCATCACGCTACCCTGTCGAGGGCAGGCCGTCAGCCGCAGGGGGCTATAAATCAAGCGGCATCGTGTTTGCCGGAGCTAAATTTTCATCGGCAACACGAGTAAAAGCCAAGGATTGTTTGCTACATTGCTTTGACATAACGGCAGGTAACAAAGATCAGGTGTATTTTTACGACGGCGATAAGGTTATGGACGTTAACCCGCAATCTAAAAACCCGTCCGAATACATCATGCTTACGGACTGTATTGCAGATGGTCACGGGGATGACGGCTTTACGACGCACCATAGTAATTACCTTTTTATTGAGGGCTGCTTTTCAACTGGCGCGACCAACTATTTGGACATCGGCCATAAAAACAGCAATGGCTTTGAGATGGATGACGGTTCACGCTTTGTATTTGTTAGCCGATGCGTGTCTAAGGAAAATACGCGCGGCTATGAGGTAAAAGGACATGACTATTCTTTGGCTGGCGCAAACATTCATTTAACCGACTGTTTAGATATTGGTTCAGTCATTTCTTTCAATTACAGGCACATGGGCCACTATGGCAGCGAGGGACAAGAGCCATCCGTTTCCGCAAAAGACATTACAATGACCAATTGCGTATCCCTATTCCCACAACGCAGATCATGGGGAGGGGACACAGACCCGCGCGCGCTGTTTGTATCGTCCTATATGGGCGTTAACATTCAAGGCTTTGAGGCAATCGGCGACGAGAATTTTGACGGCGAATTTGTCATTGAGTTTGCGCGTGAAAGTGGACAATACAACCTAAACAACGTCATTATTCGCGGTTTTACTAAAGCCACTTATGACCTGATGGTACGCGGCGGCGGTCGTCGTGTGGATAGCGTCAACGTATCAAATTTCATAGTGCGCGATTCAGCTAAAAACGGCATATACGTAGGCGGTTCGGGCTTAGAAAACGCCCACCTAGTCAACATCCAACTACACGGCCGTAACGTAGCTGACTCAGTAGGTATTACACTAGCAAACAACCAAACATCTGTATTGCTTGCATATGCAGACCGATACGCTAAAGCGGGTAGCATTGCAGGTGAGTTGATAAACGACTTTCCAAATCTAATGCGACAAAACACAAAAATTTCGTCCGGTGCAGGCATTCCGAGAGGTTCAAACACTTCGCTTATTTCGACATCTGGCGGAGCAACAACGAGCGAAGACGGGTTTAACAATGTTGGCATAGGTAGTTCTGGCGGCCCGCATGTCTCAGGTAGCAACTCCTTTGTTTTAGGCACGTCGCAAGGCTCGCGAGCAACAGGCGACCGCTCAGGAGTAATCGGCTCACAAAACTCGCGTGCTCAAGGTACAGCTTCGTTAGTGCTTGCATCTGGCTCAGTATTAAATAACGAAAACTACTGCATATCGATGGGAGCTGGCAACGGTGACCCGTCCACACGTAACGCAAAAATTAAGATGTACACGGCTCAAGGTAACTTGCGGTATACGGGTACCAGTGAGGGCGGCAGCACGTTTAGCGACTACGCCGAGTATTTTGAGAGCCACGACGGTCAAAAAATTGATACTGGCTACTTGGTGTCGCTCGTAGGCAACAAAATTAAAAAAGCTGACAAAGGCGAGGAAATTATAGGGGCTATATCTGAGACAGCCGGAACGGTACTAGGTTCGGCTGCTTTTTCATGGCAAGACCGTTACTTGAAAAATGAATTTGGTGGCTACATTTACGAGAAAAAAGCACTTAGGGAGTACGATCTGGACGAAGACGGAAACCAGCTAGACACATACAAAGAGGTCTTGGTCGATATGCCGAAAGAAAATCCAGACTATGACCCGCAAAGAGAGTATGAGCCACGCGAAGATCGTGACGAATGGCACATTGTCGGTCTGGTTGGGCAAGTACATGTCCGCATAGACAACACGGTAGAAGCGGGCGATAAAATTAGCGCGATAGGTGGAATTGCGACTAAGGACGACGAGGGCCAATTTATTGTGATGAACATTACGACACCATATAGCGAGGAAAAAGGTTACGGTGTTGCAGTTGTCTTCATTCGGTAGGGGGGTATAAGATGAAGCAGTTTGACAGCCGTCACGATATACGTTTAGTCATCCCACCTGAATATCGGCTGTGGGAAGAAGCGGAAGTGCATTTCTTAATGGAAGATGCTTCGCGCAACCTATTAGTCAATGACAAAGCCGACTATGTAAATAAACAAACGGGCGAGGTAGTCTATCGTTTGAGGGAAGTTGACACGATGAAGCCTGGTTGTCATAGAGCCGTTTTCCGTATTAATTACGGCGATGGCACAACGATGAGCTTTCCACAGAAGGGCTATATCGAGGTGCGCATAGAGCGGACGATTCATAACGGACGCGACACGCACATCGTGGAAGAAATTGCTTTAAAAGTATCGCTGATCGATCAAAAATTTGCTGATCTTGCGGAAGAAGTGGAAGAATGGAGAGAAAACGTTGCCGATGACGTGAAAGAAAAGGTCTATGAGAATTTAGATATAGACCGTCTCAGTAACACGGAAGTCATTCAGGCGCGTGGCGGCAAAAAGGATTTAAACGAGCGGATAACGGGCATCGATGAAGGGCTGAACGCTCATATCGCGGACAAAAAGAATCCGCACGGGACCACCAAAAATGATGTCGGCTTGGGAAATGTACCCAATTGGGGGGCAGCTACTCAAGCAGAAGCGCAAGCGGGGACAAATAACTCTAAGATCATGACTCCGCAGAGGACAAAAGAGGCGATTGACGCTCTTTCATCGATTCATTTGCTCCCTAAAGGGTCGATACCATCTGATGCAGGCATAGACAGTTATCCTTTTGGAGTCAGTGTCATGCTTGTAGGGGAAGGCGAGGAAGCGAGAGGCTATCCAGGAACTTGGGGGATTTTGACAACTTTTAAACCTTTGGGGACTAGTGTTTCCTCGTCGCAAGAGTTCTCCCGAATAACGTCCGATCAAAGTGTCTATAAGAGGACTAGTAACGGTAGCGGTTGGAACGGATTTGTTCAACAAGAAACCACATCGGGCGCACAATCTAAAGTAAATGCTCACGCTAACAATAAGAATAATCCGCATGATGTTACTAAGAGCCAAATTGGATTAGGAAATGTTCCCAATTGGGGTGCGGCGAGTCAAGCGGACGCGAGGGCAGGAACAAACAATACAAGAATGATGTCTCCTCTAAGAACAAAGGAGGCAATTGATGCTTTTGCGAGCGAAGCAACGATTATTCCTGCTAAATCAGCAAATGTATCAGGGGTAGATTATCCGCTTGGCTTAACGACGTTTATGCATTCAGGGCTAGGCTACCCTACTGACCACGGGACGATCTTTAATATAAAAGTCTCTAACTTGCGGTTTACGCAATTATATTTTCCTCATGCAATTCGTCACGAGGAAATTGGTATGTACTTTAGACACTTTTACGAAGGGGACGGCTGGACTGACTTTCAGCAAGTAGAGACAACTTCCGGCGCCCAAGCAAAGGTAGACGCGCACGCCAACAACAAGGGCAATCCGCACGGTGTCACAAAAGCGCAAGTCGGTCTTTCCAATGTTGATAACGCCAAGCAAGCGACAAAGGTTGAGTTTGATGCACATGTAAACAATAAAAGCAATCCACACGGAGTAACTAAAAGTCAGGTCGGTTTGGGGAGTGTGCCGAACTATCCCGTATCCAGCCAAGCACAAGCGGAAGCGGGTACCCACACAGCCAGCTTTATGACGCCACAGCGTACCAAGCAAGCTTTCCAGTCATTTTCAAACGAACCGCTTAACTGGATTAGAGCAAGCTTACAATCGACGTGGACCCACTCAAGTAGCTGGCCTGTCAGGTACGCGAAAGATTCAACAGGAACCGTCTATATCGAAGGCAGCATGAACGGTGGCGCAATTGGTGGCGACCCTGCGGTTGTGCAGTTTATTCTGCCGCCTGGATATAGGCCAGGACAAACTAGCTACTTTTGGCTAGTAGGCAGCTCAGCAGGGACGTCGGGCGCCCAAGGCTTACGGTGCTACCTGGGAGCAAACGGTAACTTTATTATTCAGGACATGACTTGGCCGGGAGCTACGCAATTTGTAGCAGTTAACATCGTCTTTAAGGCAGGCAATTAAGGAGGGAAGTATGAGACAGTTTTATAGGATAGATGATGACGGCTACTACATTGAGCCTATTGTCTTAGAGGCGGTCGAAAATCCAAAGGGCGACACATACACCGACCCTGATACAGGCCTTAAATATGAGTTACCGCCTAATACGGTTATTGACCCATTTCCTAGCGATCAGTTTCGCTCTCGTTTTGTCGATGGGGAATGGATAGAGGGGGCAACGCCGGAAGAAATAGAAGAATGGACGCGCCCCCGTCAACCAGAGCCGCCAGCAATTGAGCTTATTGCCCAGCAATTAACCGATCAGGAGTTAAGCGACATGGAACAGTGGCAGTCCATAACGGACCAAGAAATTCGGCTAACAGCATTGGAGGCGAATGCGAATGGAAGAAGTTAAAAGAAGCCCGCGCTTTGAAGATTTGAAGCGGCGTTATGAAAAAAACTGGTGCAGAAAAGACCAGTTAAGGCGTTTTGTCGAATTAGAGGCGCTTACGCCGGAAGAGTATGAACTTATAACCGGAGAACCATTTGAGCTTGAGCTAGTAGAATGAATAGAAGGATTTCCCCCTTTTTTGTCGTATAACGGAAGATGAAAGGGGGGATATATATGGCTTATTTTGAAAGCGAGATTTTAAATGAACTCAAAACAGGAGAAGAATATACAGGAAGACAATTATCTATTTTTCAAGAAAACAATAGAGAAGCTATATTTCTAAGCGATATTGCACAACTAATTGATTATAAAAATTATATAGTTACTTCAATATCGTCCGATTTTGTTTTAAAGATGAGTGAGAATTATCATATAATACCTGGCAGAAAATCGAAAATATATAAGATTAGAATGGTGTAGAAAATGGCTCTCCTTATGGAGGGCTTTTAGCTTCTGTATTATAATAAGGATCATATTTTCTGGTATTAGAAAGTAGTGTCACACTCTTTCTTCTTTAATTTGTTTAATGAGTTCTAAAATGTAAACATAGTAAAACTTACTGCGGTTTTGACGGGTATCTCTTAAAATAACATGGTTAAATAAAATTGTATTAAAAAATAAGAAGCCCTTTAATAACAATGGATTAATATCAAAAGTGTCAACAGTACTAAATATTATACTCATAATTGCTATTACTGTAGCTGCATAACCGAAAAATTGACCAGACCAAGGATTGCTTGTTGCTATTGTAGATTTAATTGTGATATATAAAAAATCTAATGTATTGGCGTTAATTTTAGAAAGTTTTTCCTTATTTTCTTTTGGATTCAAAGTGAGTTCCATACAGAGTTCAGATAAGGATGGGGTATTATCTATGTATTCAAATTCAATATCTTTCTTGAATAGTACCTGTTCTATCTTTTTCTCAAGTCTAAGGACATCATTCATGAGCAACGTATCCACTCCTTTCAAGTGTAAATTATACTACAAAATTAAGGTGATAGAATGATTAATCTTCCAACCCTCCACCCAATGCAGGGTGTTGAACAACCGATCATCGACTTTGACGAAGAGAGTTTTATGATACGAGAGGTAGGCGCAGGAGAGCGTTCTATCTCTTTTTCTTTGCTAAAAACGGATCGTAATGCTCATGTGTTTGACGCATTAACACATAAGCAAAAAGTCGAGGTCGGCGGCAATAAGTATGTGATAGATACGATAACTAAGACAGGAGATAGCGTAATTCGTAAATCGATCACGGCTCAACACGAAATTGTTGACCGGATGCGCAGCGAGTTTTATAAAGAGTCACATACGCAAACATTATCGATTCAGCGATGCATGGAGATTTGTTTTCTGTCCACAGGAATGAGCTATGAAATAAGAGGTTCATTTGATAATAAAGAGTTTGAAAACTTTGGGCAGAATAATCAATGGGAGCTTTTCAAGCAATGTCTTAGCCGCTTTGACGCCGAGTATGATGTCAAAGGAATTCATGTCATCATCGCCCCTGTGGGAAGCCTAGGAGTCAATCAAGTACAGACGCAATTTAGGCACGACCATAACACGGTGACAATTGAAGAACACATTGACGCATCAGAGTTGGCCACATACGGCGAGGCTTATGCAAACTGGAATGATGAAAAGGAAAAGTATGATTTACATGTGACATACATTTCTCCTAACGCCAAGAACTATGTTGATGAAAATGGAAAGATCAAATACTACAACAAGGTTATCTATGATGATCGGTTCGAGCATGCTGATGCTCTGAAACAAAAACTGATCAGCGAAATGAAAGACGTGCCAGATTACTCCATTACGATAACCCTTGCCGAGTTGCGTAAAAATGGCGCCTTGCTACATCCTTTCAATCTATTTGACTATGTTTGGATTATATACGAGCCATTTAATATGTTGATACAAGCTAGAATAACAGCGCAAACAAGATATCCCTTCGCTGTGGGCAGGAGTCCAGAGGTGGAGATTGGGAACTTCAGGCGCGATATTAGCAAGCAAATGGCTCAGGCAAACAAAGCATCAAAAAAGATCGAAAGCGTGGCTGGTCAAACGACAAGGGCGCTGTCCACAGCTGTGAAGGCAGATAATAATGCAAGACAGGCTATTGAACTTGTCAATGGTGCCGATGGACAGTTTCAGTTGCATATCCAAAATACTCAATTGCATGTCCAACCAGGAGAGCGCGAGTACTGGAATAACAAAGCTGATAAAGGTGAGAGTGGACAAGACGCTGCTTGGGCTTTGAATGAGGCTCGCAAATACACCGACCAGCGAGTCGGGGAGGTGATGTCTATTGTAGATGCCCTGATTCAAAAAGTTGATGATATTGACCGAAGGCTAAAAGCATTAGAAGGAAACCAAGGAACCGTATAGGTTCTTTTTTATTTCAAATGAAAAGGTTGTGTAGACGTGGAACAAATATCTTTCTTTTTAAACTTTCAAAACTTAGAGGTAGCAAAGCTATATTTGTTCGGCCCTGTTAAGTTTTTAGATTTGTTGATTGTATTAATGGTAATCGACATTATCACTGGTGTTATGAAAGCAGTTAAGCTAAAAGACTTGCGCAGTCGGTCAGCCCTTTTTGGTTATGCGCGGAAGATCGCCATATTTGGCATTATAATTGTCGCGAATATCGTGGACAGAATACTAGACCTAAACGGCATGGTTGCAACAACAACTGTGCTTTTTTACATTGCGAATGAAGCCCTGTCAATTGTAGAAAACGCAAGCAGAATTGGGCTGAAAGTTCCGCCAGTAATTATGGAAAAACTACGTGGCTTTGATGAACACGGCCCTGAAGAAAATAAAAAGGAGAGTGAATAAGCATGAAAATCGTACAAGATTTAATCAGCAAATCAGCGTCTAACCGTCCTGGTGATCGCCTTAACCCAACCCATATTACTGTCCATGAGACGGGGAATACGTCAAAAGGCGCCGACGCTGCTATGCATGCGCGTTACATCAAAGGCGCCGACGCTCGTGCTCGTAAAGTGTCCTGGCATTATACTGTAGACGATAAACAAATTATTCAACATGTACCAGATAACGAACGTGCCTGGCACGCCGGAAGTGGAAATGCAAAATCAATCGGCGTTGAAATTTGTGTTAACAGTGACGGTAATTTTGAAAAAGCAAAGTCTAATGCAGCTTGGCTTTTGCGGAACCTAATGTCTAAACACAACATTTCTCTGTCCAATGTCGTAACCCACAAGTATTGGACAGGCAAAAACTGCCCTGCACGATTGCTAAAGGAATGGAATGCTTTTAAACAACTAATTAGCAATGAAGATGCACCGCAAGTAGGTGGAATCATTGTTGAAGATAAACCGAAGGCCAAGCCGTCTGGTGATGCTTATATTCGCAGTATCCAGCAGTGGGTTGTTAACTACGGTTATAAAATCGCTGTTGACGGTCTGAAAGGGCCCGAAACTAAGCGAGGGCTTATTCGTGTCTACCAAAATGAATTAAACAAACAGTTTGGCGCTGGTTTGTCTGTGGATGGCATCCCGGGGGCAAAGACTTATAACGCTGCTCGTAATGTCCGCAAAGGTGCTAAAGGTAATTTAACCCGTGTTCTGCAAGCGCTGCTGTATATGGCAGGCCACAATCCAGGGCCGTTCGATGGAGTTTTCGGCAACGGCACAGAAAAGGCTGTGCGGGCTTTTCAACGTGACAAGGGATTAGGAGTAGACGGTATTGCCGGTAAAAATACTTGGCGTGCATTGTTGTAAATAAAAATTGGCCCTACGTGTATAAACGTGGGGTCCGTGATAATTTTATTGGAATTTTTAATTTAAGGATATATTATAAAACTAATATGTTTAAATTTAGGAGGGATTACAGGATGTCGATGGAAAGAGATATGGAACTAATTAGAGATTTATTAATTGAATTTAAAGGTTATCAGGCTGGCTCATCAGTTACTGCTGATGATGAGAAAGAAGACTACCATATTTATTTATTATTAGAAGCCGGATTAATTGAAGCAGAAATAAGAAATTATATGGGTGGTAGTAGAAGTTTCGATAACTTACATATAACAACTGCTGGTCATGATTTTATTGATGCAGCAAAAAATGAAACTGTTTGGAAAAAGACCAAAGATGTATTAAAACAAAAAGGGGTGGAAATATCAGGTGTACCAATTGGTGTGTTAAAAGAACTGTTAAAAACAAAAATGAAAGAGTATATAGGCTTACAATGAGCGTATTGAGCACTCATTTTATATGGGGGTTTGGGGTATCTTTGTTCGAGGTACCCTACTACCGAATATTATCCTAAAACGCGGCAGCAAAGAAACTGCTGAGCCAGAAATTACAGATAGCGTGAAATGCTGCAAATTTCAAGGTTGGTAAAGTAGATGGTTTAAGTTTAAATATGGTTGTCAATTATGAAACTTACATACATATGGAATTAGAATAATAAAAAGGATGTGAGTCTATGGATTTTGATATATGGTACAGTCTTGCAAGTGGTGTCATTGGTGCCTTAGTCGGTGGTATCATACCGTTTACAATTTACTTATTAAACCACAGAAGAAAGACAGCAGAAATGAAGATAAAAAGTTTAGCAGAACTCGCTAAAATTAGAGAGAATATGGCCTTTCAATTAGCAGAAATTAGATATTCAATTAGTAAACAGAAGGAAGGCTCTAGTCAAGATTTAAGGTTATTTCTTACACATGTTGTACCAAAAGAAAGAAATAATTTATACCATTATTCTACACTAGTTGATGAAAAAACGATGAATAGAACAGCAGAGTATATAAATTCTGTATTCGAGTTTATTAAAAATAACACGCAAAAAATAGGGCATTTAGAAGGGATTTATTTAATCTTAGACTCACTTGAAAGTTATACAGAATCCTATGGAGAGTATCTGGATAAGAAAATTTATGAACAGTATGTTCGTTTTGTGAAAAAATATAGTGGGAAAGGAAAAGAACCCTCAATATAAGAAAGCTTTTTCATCTTCGGAGCAAATTGTTTATCTTATAAAAAGGCTCTGCTTCGGCAGGGTTATTTTTTTGTCTGTAGAATTAATGTATAGGAGGTCTGCCATGAACAGAAACGTAACTGCTTACACAATCCTATTTGCTATCCACAGGCATCTTGTAACAAAACACCGCGTACCGCCTCATATTAGTGACTCTTATCGACTTACAATTAGTCACATCCTTCCGTTTTACGATCACAATCCACAGCTCGCCAATCAACTGCAAAGAAGCATACCCATTCGAAATAAGGTATGCCATTTCAAGTTAGTAACAAGTCAGGATTTAATTTTATTAAAGTCTATATGCCGCAGCCTAAAAATCAACACCACCGCTAGATACGCTGGACATCGTATATGACACGCATGTCAATCCATTCCCTTGTGCTGTCGTCAGACGGTCCGTATTCAATCCTAACCCTTTTATTCAGCTCATCCACTTTGTAGATGTAACAATCCTTGTCTATGTAATAGCCGTCCTGCCAATAAGTTAGCCGTACAACCAATGTATGGTTAAGCGCGTCCATGACAACTTTTCCTATGGCGCGCCACTGGTCATCGTCTAGTTCTCCATGAAGTTCAACTTTATTTTCATCCTTCTGCATTTCAATCCATGCCTGCTTGTGTTCAGGCAGCATCATTCTTTTTTCTTCCCAAGTCAAGTTACCTCGATTAATATACAAGTCTTCTTTACCCACTACAAACACCCTTTCACAGAACATTTGTTTGTATTATATGCGAATGTTTGTTCTTTATTCTAGTGGTAATTTCGACCAAAAGAAAAAGGCGTATGCTTATTAGGCATAGCCTTAAAGTTGCTGGCGCCGCTCGGCAATTAGTTGCTCCAGCTCGTCCAAATCTTCTTTTGTGGCCCGTTTCCTAATAAAATTCCGTGTGGTGGAGCGGGCACTAAGATAACGAGCACGGTCTTTGTTCTGCTCTTGCCAGCGTTTATTACGCTCGGTTTGAGAAAGCGGCTTGTGTGGCTTTTTAGGCTCGTCCACGTTTAAACACTCCTAGCTGATCTAAAATAAATAGCGTTACTCCAAGGGTGACAGCAATATCCAAGACAGGCTGTTTAAAAATAAACGATGCCCAAACCAGGATAAGCAGCAAGATATAGAGAGTTTTCTTTTTCATCGCTTATGCTGTATTATAGAGCTAAGGGAGGGGCATAGCCCCAAACCCTCATTTGTTTTCGTCCGAGTCATTCTTCCTTAGCGCAACTACGATGCCAACCGTGGACGCTAGAGAGAAGATGATTCGGGCGATTTGCTCTATTGTGTCCAGCATTTGTTCACCTCCTTGTTTTGATCTACTTATATTGTACTATTGATAGTACGGAAAGTCAAGAATTTTTCTAAAAATAAAAGGAAAAAGAGCCGTTAAGGCTCTAATTTCTCAATCATTAAGTTCTATCAATTCTGTATAAGTACCATCTAATGATTCAAATGTATCTGTAGCTGTATCATCTTTGTACATTCCAGACAAGTAAAGCTCCACGTTTTCAATAGGGTCTGAGTTCGCAGGAAGTACATAAAGAAATAGCCCCTCAGTAGTTACGCCTTTATAAACTTCTTTATCAGGATTCCAGCGTGGGAAGTAAAGGTCATCGTCTGTACTTAATTGGTCCTTATTTGAAGTAAGTACATCAAAAATGCCGCCTAGATCAACATCAAAATCATTTGAGTTAGTAATATCAATTGATATTTGCAGTAAGTCGAAATGACCAGGATCTTCAACGATAACACGACTATTAAAATAGTCTTCCCATCGACTGCTTACTTCATTATCAGATTTGACTTCTAAATGTTTAACATCATTTACTTTGTAAACTACTCCATTAAATTCAAATTCGTGACCAGTAATATTTTGAGATTTAAGCGTTACGCGATCGCCATATTCATCAATGATCACATCATTCACTTCTTCTAATTTTTCTTTAATATCAGCTTCATCTTCGTTGCTTTCTTCTTCCACGTTATTTTGCTTTTCCGTCGATTCAGTCTGAGAAAAGTTATTCTCGTCTTCTTCAGATTCATCTTCCGTAATTTTGGTTTCTGCATCGACATCTTGTGTTTCTTCAATTGGTTCTTCGGATTCTAGTACTTCGTCAGAATTACAAGCAGATAAAGAAATAAGGCCAATCAAACTAAAAAGCGCAATACTCTTTTTCATTGGAACCTCCTATAGGTATATGTATAGTTAAATCTTACTATCTAAGTATAGGATGACTCAAGAAAAAGTTTCCATTTACAAGTTTTATGTAGAATAATAAGCATCTATTTTTCCGGAACGTATGTTTGTATTTCGGGTAAAAAATTATATTACTCTAACCACTCCAAAACTCCAAGCGGATTAAAAGTAATAGTATATTTTTTGTAATTAATGAAGTCGCCATATTTTTGTATGTAACTGTTAATTGCAGCATTAAGAAAAGGTTCTGTAACACCGATGAATTCAGCTAATTCAAAACGATTTCTTATGCCATTTTTGTGAGCTTGAATAATTTTGTCCAAAGGAACTAATTTATCGTAGGCCCACCTCCTTGCTATCATTTCCTGTTTGCGCTTTCTAATATCTTTTTGATCCAGAATATCACCCATGGATGTATAATAATGACCAACTTCTTCCGCTAAAACACAGCACTTTTCATAGGGGGATAACTTTTTATTTATCCAGATTACGCCATCAGAATATAAACCCTTATTTCGCATATCTCTTTCATAAACCTCAATGTTATTTCTATTGCACTCTGCCAATAAACTGTCGTACATGATTACTCTCCTTTGTTTTTTCGTGCTTCACGCCTCATGGCAACGAAGCGCTTAAATTCTTCAATTTCTTCCAACTCCTCTTTTGTCCATTCATCACCATCATGATGAGCGGCAATTGTTTCAACCTGGTCTACAATATATGGAATTTCGCTTCTTCCAAGTAGGTAGTCCACTGATACATTAAAAAAGTCAGCTATGGATTGTACCCTGTCAATCGACGGTTTTTGTGTTTTTAATTTGTAAAGCACATTAGGACTCAATCCTAATTTTCTTTCTAATTCAGCTATCGACATCCCACGGTCTTCGCATAACTTTTTCACTTTCATAAATAAACACATGTTGATCACCTTAAACAGCAAGAACACATCTATCCAAAAAGTTTAAAAATGTAGTTGACTTCTTACCTAAAGGATAGTAAACTGTGTTCATAAGCTTCTTATTTAGCTTTTTGGACACTACAAAAAATGCCAAATTCACGTTCCCCAACGTTTAAAGGCTATTTATGATAGTCTGTTCAGCTATGGGTATATTCTAACCTATAGGTTAGGACGTGTCAATAAAAAGCTAAATAATTAGCTAATAATACAAAGGAGGTGTCATTGGTGGAAAAGGACTTCGGAAAAAAGGTTAAAATTTGGCTATTTTTGAACGAGATGCAGCAAAAGGATTTAGCCAAAATGTTAAACATATCCAACGCATATCTTTCTGACATCTTGCTTGGTAAAAGAAATGGAAAGAAAGTCAGAGAAAAAATAATTAAAATAATCGATTTGGATGAAGTTTCTTAAGAGTGCCATATTCCTTCAAGGGAGGTGATACATAAATGTCAGCCGAGGAAAAAGAGCTGTTTAGTGTCGGCGGCGGGTTAGGAATCATGGTCATGTTGTTTGTTTGGTTGTTTGCAGATTTGTTGATTGGAAAATAAGCTGCCCACAGGGAGGGACAAACAATGATTAATGCGATCGAAGCAAGAAAGCTCGCAAATGAAGGAATTGAAAATACGCGTCTCAGAGTAGTAAGTAGGATTGATAAGGCAATTGAAAATGCTGCAAAACGTCACTTGAAAAACGTGATAATCACGTTGACTCCATTTGGTCCCGATTATTCACGAAGTATCAAAGCTAACTATATTTATGGTTCACCAATAGATAAAAAGTCTATTGAAACCTACTTGGATTACTTAAAGATTGCAGGCTTTGTTGTTACAGAATTGTACAGTGATACAACCGAACCAAGGTTACTAATTAGTTGGGAGGAAGAGTAGATGGAACTAGGCGTAGCAGGGAGTATTGCAGTTAAGCACATTATCGTTAGCGATACTTATGTTGATACCGAGATTAATTCATGGTTGGAAGCAAATCCAGATGTAGAGGTCATCAACATCAAGTTTGCGACTAGTGCAAATGAAATGGATTGGACAACCGACGCACTCATTATTTATCGAAAGGAGGATTGAGTGAATGAAAAACGGGAAGAAGCCGACGCTGGCCCAAAAGAAGTTAATGAAAGAAGCTGGCAAGTCGCCTGATAAGTGGTTTGTAGTAAAGGCTTTGCCCGATGAATTGCACGTTGTTCATCGCGAAACAGGCAGACAAGCCATTGTACTTGTATAAAAAAGCCACCTTGGCAGAGGCGGCAAAAAAACAAACATTTATTTGAAATCAGTATACCACCATTAGGGAGGATTGCAAATGAACGCTTTACAGCAAGCTGAAATTGAAGAACTAGAAGGACAGGAACTGAGCGAGGAACGTTTCAAGATTACGGATCAGGAGTCTCTAAACTGGGCTTTCCGAAAAATCGCTGCATTAAAAACTCAAATGGAAGAGACGGACGCAATCGCAGCTAAGGAAATTGAACGTATCCATCTGTGGGCAGCAGAACAGCATAAGCCAGTAAAACAATCCATTGAGTTTTTCGAAGGGCTAATTACCCAATACCACATGCAATTGCTTGAAGAAAATCCGAAGGCTAAAACGCTGAAAACTCCACACGGCAAATCAAAAAGCACTACACGTAAGCCAGCACCAGTCGCGATGGATAAAAGCAAATTATTGGAGCACGTAAAAGAAGCTGGAATGACGGAATTCATTAAAGAAGACATCCGTTGGGGCGACTTCAAGAAAACTCTTAATGTTGAAGTGGTAAAGGGGAAAGTCGTGATTGTTGATTCCCTTGGGCAGCGAGTCGAAGGCGTTGAATTGGATCAAGGTGGAACCACATTCAAAGTAGAAGTGTGAGGTGATTGAATGAGCTTTGAAGTCAAAAAGGCACGACGCGAGAAACAAAAGCTGATCGCTGGATTGATGGGGCCGTCAGGGTCAGGCAAAACATTGAGTGCTCTATTAATAGCATATGGAATGATGCGAGAAGCCTACCCACAGCTTAGTGAAGAGGAAGTTTGGGCAAAAGTAGGACTAGCCGACACAGAACATAAAAGGTCTCTCTTGTACTTTGATTATCAAATTGATGATGAAACTAAGGTCGGTGAGTTTCTTCATATAAACTTCGAACCACCTTATACAACCGAGCGTTATCAAGAAGCGATTGTGGCATTAAAGCAAGCAGGTGCAGAGGTAATAGTCATTGATTCTTTATCACACAATTGGCAAGGGGAAGGTGGCATTGTAGAGCAGCACGGGGCAATGTCTGGAAACTCGTTTCAAAATTGGGGGAAACTAGCTCCAGAAACTACTAAGTTAGTAAGAACCCTAACAAGAAACGATGTTCACATTATCGCTACCCTTCGAACAAAGCAAGAATATGCCATGGAATTAAATGAGAAGGGCAAGCAACAGCCAGTGAAAATCGGCACTAAGCCAGTTCAGAAAGACGAAATGGAATATGAATTCATGTTGAATTTTAATGTCGATATGAATCACATGGCAAAAGCATCTAAGGACAACACCCATCTTTTCGGTGAAGAAGAATTTCGAATTACCGTTAATGACGGTCGCCGCCTGTTTCGCTGGCTCGAACTTGGTGTGGACGTGAAAGCAGAAGAAGCCGAGCGGAGAGCCAAGCAAGCGGAAGCGGACGAGAAGGAACGGCAGCGTCTATTAGCCGAGATCTTTGCAGCTGTGGAAAGCGATGAGAAGAAGCGAAAAGAGCTTGCTGGACTTGAGTTTAAAATGAATGAGCAAAAGGTTCAAAATTTCCCATTGAACGCAATGCGCAGAGCGCACGAAATTTTAACTAATTAATAGGAGTGATTGATAATGTTTAAAGTTGATTATAACCAAGTGAGCGAATTTGAAGAGTTTAAAAAAGGAGAATACGAAGTAACTGTCGTTGGCTATGAAATGACACAAGCTAAAACAGGCAGCAACATGGTCGTATTAACTTACGAAGTGCGTAGTGATGTCGAACAACCGTGCAAAGGGCAAAAAATTAATTACGATAACTTTGTTGTATCAGATAAAAGCATGTGGAGATTCCACGCGTTGTCAAAAGCGGTAGGAGTGCCAGAGGGAACGCCATTCGAATCATACACAGAATGGGCTAAAACAATGCAAAACAAACCATTGCGTGTAGTGGTTGGTCTGAGAGAACAAAACGGGCGCAACTACCCACAGGTGAACGGATTCAAGCCATCCGAAGTAGGTAAACCACAAGATATGGATGTTAATATCTCGTCTGACGATGTGCCTTTTTAATCAAGCCATACCATGAGGGGCTTAGTCCCCTCTTTACCCTAAAGGAGAGTCGGTTACATGCAGTATCAATTCCATAACATACCGCAAGAGCTGCGCGACTTTCCACAGTGGATTGTATGGCGCAAGGAGACGCGGAAGGGTAAGACAACCAAAGTGCCTTATAAAGCTGATGGACGGCACGCGAAAGCAAATGATAAACAGCATTGGACAACATTTGAGAATGCAGTAAAAGCGTATGAAAAAGGCGAGTTTGACGGAATAGGGTTTATGTTTTCCTCTGATGATCCATTCATAGGAATTGACTTAGATCATTGTATTGAAGATGGTGCTTACTCAGACGATGCAAGGAAAATAGTTGATCAGTTAGACAGCTATACGGAATTATCGCCTAGTGGTGATGGCCTACACATTATCGTTAAAGGCAAAATCCCTTTGCGTGGTCCAGGAACAGGGAAGAAAAACGTCGAGCGCGGCATTGAAGTATATAGGCACGGAAGGTACTTCACCTTTACTGGTAACGTTGTTCACTCTACAGGAGTTCAAGAGCGATCCGATGCCCTTAAAGACTTCTGGCAAGCTTACATGGAAGAGAAACCGAAGAAGGTGTCAACGCCTTCGCCGCCACAGCAACGAACAAGAACAAGCGATCTGAGCGAACGTGAGCTATGGGAGAAGATGTTCAATAGCAAGAAGGGGGCAGATATTAAAGCTCTATTCGATGGACATTTAATCAATGACGATCATTCTTCGTCCGACTTAGCTTTGTGTAATCACTTAGCTTTTTGGACAGACGCCGACGAAGCAAAGATGGATCGTATGTTTCGCGAGTCCGGTTTAATGCGTGACAAGTGGGATAGACAGGCAAACAGCGACGGGAGTACATACGGCCAGATAACAATTCGCAATGCAGCGAGTCAATGTCCGTCAACTATTTCGGATTTTGTACCGCAGCAGCGGGAGCCGTATCAGGTTTTCTTCCCACAGGCTGGAGATGATGAATTCAAATCTTCAAAGCCTTTCTTTCGACTAAGTGAATTAGGAAATGCAGAGAGGATTGTCTATGAACACGGTAAGGACATTAAATACTGTCCTGAGCGAGAATGGCTTATATGGGACGGAAAAAGATGGATTGAGGATAGCAAAAAGGAAATCGAGTCCATTACAGCCAGGACGTTAAGAGCGATATACAAAGAAGCAAATCAAGCGAGTCAAGATGATGATAAACAAATGGCTAAAAAGCTATATGATTGGGCACAGAAATGCGAAAGGCGATCAGTTAGGGTCAATTCTATTTTAGACATGCGGCCAATGGTATCAGTAACAAACGAAGAATTAGACAAGCACCCCTATCTATTCAACTGTAAGAACGGCGTGATTGATCTAAAAACAGGTGAGTTGCTGTCACATGATCGTAAGTACTTATTTACTAAAATAAGTGACGTTGAGTACGACAAAAGTGCCAAATGCCCTAACTGGATCAAATTTCTTGAGTCTATTTTCCAGGATGATCAAGGGAATGTGGATTACGAATTAATCCGGTTTATGCAAAAAGCAATTGGTTACACGTTGACAGGCGACATAAGCGAGCAGCAAATGTTCTTCTTGTTCGGGACAGGCCGCAACGGTAAATCAACCTTTATCAATACAATCCAGCGCATCTTAGGGGCCTACGGTAAACAGACAAACTCAGATACGTTCATTCGAAAAAAGAACGACAGTGGCATTAACAACGATATTGCCCGATTGGACAAGGCGCGTTTTGTGAGCGCTGTGGAAAGCGAAGAAGGCCAGCAGTTGAGTGAAAGCTTAGTTAAACAAATCACGGGTGGAGAACGAATGACGGCGCGGTTTATGCGTCAAGAGTTTTTCGAGTTTACCCCAGAATTTAAGGTCTTTTTCACCACCAACCACCCCCCTGTTATCAGAGGAAGCGACGAAGGGATTTGGCGCCGTATCTGTCAGATACCGTTTAAAGTGACGATTCCAAAAAGCCAAGTTGATCGTCGTTTGCCGCAGAAATTGGAAGCTGAAATGCCTGGAATATTGGCCTGGGCTGTGGAAGGCTGCCTGCTGTGGCAGAAGGAGGGGCTGGAACATCCAAAATCAATTAAACAAGCAACACAAGCTTACCGTGAAGACATGGATATTTTGGGACCTTTCCTAGAAGAAAAATGTATTGTATCCGAAATTGCAGAAATCGAAGCTAAAGAGATTTATAACGAATACAAGGATTTCTGCTTTAAAAATGGTGAATTCGAATTAAAGAACCGCGCTTTTTATCGCCTGCTAGAAAGTAGAGGTTTTAAAAAGAAAAAAGGAGCTAAAAACAAAACTTTTTTTGTGGGTGTGTCCCTTTTAAAGAAGAATCCAGACTTGCGGGTTATCGAACGGGTTACTGAATTTGATAGCAAAAAAGATACTAAAAAGCTTTGAAACTCTTGTTGCATTAAGGTTTATCCGATTTGGGTTACTAAGGGTTACTGAATTTTCTATGTTAGGTCTTATAGAAAAATAAATAAATACTATATAGGGCTTATATGTAGATTTTAAGTAACCTTCGATAACCCGAAAGAAAAAGCTTAATATATCAACGGTTTGGTTGGGTTACTGAACATTTTAGTTTAATAACCCTTTGATAACCTATTTTGAGGTGATTATAGTGCATCCAAAAGAAATAATTGCTAGTTTCCAATCTTGCGGGGCAGACATAACCCTTGATACAGAAGGGGTTACGGTGCAAAACGCGAGTAAAGTGAGCGAGCTAACAATTGAATTTGCCAGGGAAAATAAAAAAAGAATAATTAACTATTTAAATGGGGGTTATTCGGATAAAAAACACGCTATTTTGTCCACAAATGACCAATTAATTGATTTCTTTTTAAATAAATCGGTTAATAATCCAGGTTTAATTGATTTATTTCTAAGAAACAACCCAGATTGTGTGGATTTAATTATTAAAAGAATGCAGCGCTTGAAAAGTAATGGCTGGAATTACGAAGAATGCCCAGCAAACTATGAAGATGAAGAAACAGACCAATTGGCAGAGGAATTATTTAACAGAGCCATGGCGAATCGTAAAAAGAAGGGAGCATAGAAGGTGAGTGCTCTAAGCTACAAATACACTCCAAAAGAAGTAGACGAAATTTTGAAAACACTAACCATTACTGTGGACACCAGAGAGCAGAAGAACCAGCACGTTCGGGACTATTTTGTAAAAAAAGACATCCCTTTCGTGAACAGGACCATGAAAACAGGTGACTATGGATGCTTTATTCCTGCCAATCCAGATTACGGGATTATGCGTGACATGTTTGTCTCTGGCTCTGTGGAAAGAAAAAACGGAGTGGATGAATTAGTTGAATCAATTAAAGATCGAACCAGATTTGAAAATGAATTGATACGAGCGTCACGGATGCCATTTACCTTGATAGTTGAAGACGTGAACGGTTATTCAAAAATTCTCAACGGCACATACAGGAGCCAGTACAAGCCGCAATCACTATTAGGATCGCTCAAAACATTTGAAGCACGCTACGGGTTTACGACTCACTTTATTAATCCGGCATACTCAGGCAATTACATCTATCACACATTACTTTATTTAGCCAGGGAGGTTCTTAAATCATGAAAAGAAAATCAAGGCAAGAAAAAGAACGGACTGAGTTTATTGACACTATGGTTTTGCTTAATAAACACCGTGCCATAAGACAGTACAAAACTTCCTGTGGAGAGTATGGCTTGCTGATACAGGATAAGAGTAAATTAGCTCTTACAAAGAGAATTATGGAAAAGGAAAAACGAGGTTGGGAGTGCGCGGCGCCTATTGCCTATAATGATGGATTTTACCACGTGCGAATGGTCTATGACCGGAAGCCATTAAAGGAGCAGGTATGACATGAAAATTGAATACGTAGTTTATGCTGTTACCGATTCTAGCACAAATGAACGTGAAGAAGTGGCGCGAGATGAAGAAGATTGGACACCTGTAGATTTGCTGATATTACAAAGATCTATCGCTAGAATGTATGGTATCAACTTCGAATATGAGTATCTTGTCATTGAAAAGCAAGTGACATTTACCGAGCCGTTATTAAAAGAAGGAGAGGTGTGGCAGGGAAATGACTAGACCTTCTCATTATAAATCAAAAATAGATCCACTCGCTTATATGAAAGAAAACATGAGCGCGGCAGGGTACGAAGGCTTTTTGATTGGCAATGTAATTAAGTATGTGACACGTTACCCAAAGAAAAACGGCCTAGAAGACTTGAAAAAGGCGAAGGATTATTTAAATAAGGCAATTGAGTTGTATGAGGAAGAGGAAGAAGAGAATCGAAAAAAGAACCTTTGCTGGATTTGTGCCAAGTGCTTAAAACCAAACAGTCGAACAATCTTACGCGGAAGTACATCTACAAAAGTCCGTTGTGCTTATTGTGGTTCGAGTGTAAGGGTGAATTAAATTGAGCGCCCTAATCTGCATCATCATTGCTGTGGGAAGCCTAATTGCTGTTGGTACCTTACTGTTTCTGAAAGGTGCCACAAGACATGAAGAAACGATGAAGGGGGACGATGGTGAAATTTAAATTAAATGGCTTTTGTAGCCGAGAGAGGATTGAAAAAATGAGGCCACTCAAAAAAATTCAACGGAAATTAAGGCAGTTAAAAGTAGGAAGTGAGATTTATTTCAAAGAAGGCAATGAGCTTTTTATTGTCCGAGGGAAACAAGGAAAGTTCTTAGTTGCCACATCTGAGCCAGATAGAGATACTTACACAATCATTGATATTGAAAGAGGTTTTTGTGGGCCAAATGATCGCGTCTTTAATCCTTATAATTACAAAAAACAAGAAGATATTGAGGAATGCTTGCGCGACTTCAACAATCCTCCTGAAGACATGAGTGACTTAAAAATATCACTTCGTCATGGAACCAATGTTGAGAACGTTATTGACTTGCCAGGTATTAATTGAGAAAGGTTAAATCCTGCAACCAAAGGAGGGGTTTAATAATGAGCGTGAAACCATTAAAAAAAGGTGACAAAGTTGTAATGCATACGTGTCTCGAAGCTGAATCCAATGACGGCATTATTTGGACATGTAAAACAGATGAACGGAAATTGCATGAAACTCACGATTATACAGTTGTCTGGTTAGAGGGTTTCAGTGGTTGTTTTTCTACTGAATATCTTCAAAAGTAAATATTTAGTATCCGTAGTCTGGATGGGAGGATAGCATGGTTGTTCAATTCACAGAAGAAGAAAAGGAATATGTAGACGATGTTTTCAATGCAGATTTTAAAGGGGTTTGGCACATTCCAGAGGGGCAGAAGTTTATGAGTATTGATGTTTTTGATTTATACAAGCATGACGGGAGTGGTCAAAGCGTGTTTTACATCGTGCGTGAAGATCACAAAGTCAGAAAGCGCGGCAACTTATTAGACTGCCTAAAGTATATTCACAAATGGCTTTAATAGCCAGCACAACCACAAAACGCGGCTCCTGCCGCCAAAGGAGGAAATTTGAATGAACAAACAATATTACCAGGTTTATGATTTTCAAAAGAAAATGTCGCAGCTTGTGTCAGAGCAACCGACATGGATGGATGAAAACCGCAGACATGAAAGGTATGAATATATGAAAGAGGAACTCGTTGAATTTCTTGACGCTGTTTTTCTTGTGGACCAAGCAGATGCAATGATTGATTTAATCTACCTAGCTTTAGGAACTCTCGTCGAAATGGGTGTAGAGCCGGAGCAGCTTTTCGAGATTGTTCATAAAGCAAATATGTCAAAGTTATGGGAAGATGGGAAACCGCGCTTGAATGAAATCGGCAAGATTATTAAACCACCGCATTTTGTGGCGCCAGAACCTTTACTTCGACAAGAGATTATAAGGCAACAGAAATTAGGTGATTGAACATGTCCTCTCCTGTGGACAGCCATCACCTAACGGATAAGGAAAAGCGTGTCATCTTGGATGCAATTGCCTTCCTTGAGCACTATTATTTTGAGGCAAAGAAGCAACATGAATCAGGGCTTAATAAAACAGATTATGAAAAACTCGCCCTTATCAATAGCGTTAAGGCTAAATGGGCACTTGGGATTGAATTGGACTCATGA